TAAAGAGGTACTTCAGGCTCGATTATTTCGGGGTAAGAAGTAGTAGCCGCAACGAGGGTAATTTTCATACAAACGCAACCACGATATAAATAATTAGAAAGGTTAGGCCAAAGAAAAATTGCGTCACTATATTCAAGTGATGAATGTACATAGCCTCCATCATCGATTACATCTAGCGAAATAGCTGTTGACGACGGTACGAACAACGAACCAGCGCCTACTCCCCATCCGTAGAAACTAGTCGTCCAACCCGAACTACTTGGGAAAACCGGTTCTCCTCCATCTACGACATAATTTAAACGGAGCTCGTTAGGCTCGCCCGCGGGCGCCGGGCTGTTGTATGTCTTTACAGAAAGCATTCTTCCGCTGAAAAGCGAAGGATCGCTTGTACTAAATCCCAAATCGATCGCCGGATTATTGATAATAATGTTGTCATCGTTATCAACAAGCGGTACTAACCCGCTTCCTGTACCAAGCGGTTTGTAAGGGATGAATGCAAAGTTGCATTCAGGAAACTTTTTTAAAATTTTATTCTTTAGCCCTTCTTTTCCAATACCCCCCGATTTAAACATCATTAGGGCTTCTTTATTCAGCATTTCTCATTCCTTTAGGTAAGTGAATCCGATTTATCTCAGATTGATAGGCTTGTTTGCAATGATCTGTCTGCCAAAAGAAAAGTAGGTTAATAAGTTTTTCCGGCCACTGACGACTTTTATCCCTGCTATGGCGATAGGCTCGACTCGACAATGTTTCGTCGGCCATGCCGCCTAAAAAAGTGTTAAACAGTTGGTCAAAAGCAATGAAAACCTGCAAAACGTCTGGATGTTTCATTATCTTACTCCGCGATGTGCGCACCCCTAAAAATGAAACTCGAACTTCCACGGGGGGGCTCACAAGCGTGATACAAAATAAAGGATAGATACTGCCTTCAACAAACATTAAGAACCGCTCAAAAAACTAACCGGCTCTAACTTCAGTTCGATTGCTTCTAAAGCATCTTTAGATTCAGCAGCGCTAATAGCTTTGCGTAAAGCCCATTTTGTTTCATAAGCCTTGTTGCCGCTTTGGATGATTTCCTTGTGGAGAATTTTGATCTGGTCAGCGGTAAGTTCGTGCGGAACGTTTTTAGCATCCATGAAGACAGCCGGAGCCTCCAAGGCGACTAAGCCGGAAACGTCGATCATCGCCCGCTCGTCAGCATCAGCCACAAAACCTAAAGAGGAAACGAGGACGGCTTGCTTGCTTCTCCACTCGTAGAAGGCTCGGTCAAGCTCTCCAAGTTTTTTGGCCCTAAGTTCTTTCAAAGTGAACTGCTGTTCCTCTTCAGAATAGGTGACGTTGAGCTTTTCCCAAAACTCAGCTCGATTTTCTTCAGGTTCTTTTCCGAAAACTTTGTGGTCTTCTTCCCAAATGGCCTGACGAACTGCATATTCGGAATGGTAAACGTTATCGTTGTAAAGATATTTTTTAATCATTATGAAGCCTCCGCAGGAATGAATGTTGCAATGCCGTAGCTCCTACATGCATAAAGAACTAAAAGCCCTTTTGTAAGTGTCGGCGCCTCGCCATCGGCCCAAGCCCATCTATCTCCAAGGGTAACAGGTACGGCTTCAGTCATATAAACAGTCTTAATCCATGTGCACTCTGAAGAATTATTAGGAACAGTAATTCCACAGCTAGCCGTATAATTGCTATCATCAGATTCTGCGGTAATTGTCATTGTTTGCTCACCCCCTGACCATACGGCAGGTACGTTATGTCCTGCAAGAGTTCCTCGATTGCCGACTTTCGGCACCAACGTACCTTTGAGGGCTTTGATTTCCTGCGCAACCCTTGTTGCCAAGGCATTTACCTGCTCGGAAAAGGTTTTTTGTTCGTCCGCCATATTTTTATCTCCTGATAAGGGAGAGGTAACCCCTCCTTTTTTAGATTAAGCCAGAGCAGCCTCGAATGTTTCCACGGGGTCGGGTGTAATGCTTATATTGATGTCGCCGGGATCACCCTTCTCCCCTTTCTCTCCCTGCGGGCCTTGCGGACCTTGGATTCCGTCATCACCCCTATCACCCTTCGGGCCTTTAATGTTGACGGTCTCAGGATTGGCAAGGCCTTTGTCGTTTGTCCAAGAGATGTCGCCCGCGCTAGATACTGCTGGGGTAAATGTTGCACCGCTGCTTCCCTGAGCACCCGGACTTCCTGCTGACCCCGTATCGCCCGTATCACCTTTTTCGCCTTTTGCGCCGAACAAAACCCAATGGGTCGTCTGCGTTGTGGGCACATAGTTGGCGGGCACGTTTTGAAGTGCGAGGTAAGCGCTTCCTTGGTAGAGCACAAAGTCGTAGGCTTCGTAGGTCGCAACTGCGTCCCACGCTCCTTTGTAAACAGGACGCACGCGCCCTAAGTTAATAGTCGTCATACTGTTGCTTCCAATTCGCCGTTAGAGTTAATCGTGAAATTCGTTGCAGGCTGTACGCCCACGTAATCCATCTTCAAGTACGAGTCCTCAATGCGGAACTGCCCGAAGGCGGCCGCCCACGGACTACTTCCCATCGGGCCCTGAGGCCCTGTACTTCCGGCAGGCCCCGGACTGCCTTGCTCGCCCGGTTCGCCCTTATCGCCTTTAGCCCCCTTGATGTTTACGGGGGTGGGATTGGGCAGACCGCGATCGTTTGTCCACGAGAGCACACCTTCAGTGGAGACCGCAGGCGTAAACGTCGCACCTGCACTGCCCTGCAAACCCGGCGCCCCTTGACTGCCCTTCGCGCCGTCATTGCCCTGCAAACCGCGAGGGCCTTTCAACGATCCCTGTTGTGCGCCGACAGTGACAATTCCTCCGGAAACGTCAACAATGGGAAAGACAGCTCCATTATCAAGCGAAACCACGGTATCCCCTACCTTCACACCCCTAGAGGGAATGAGATTGCTGGCGGCCGTTGTTTCATTTGCCGTGATCGACACGATGGAACGATAGGAAAAGGCTACTAACCGAGCCGCTTCCTCGGCACGCGCGGCCGCCTTCTCTGCCTGCAACCGGTTACTCAGGATAGAAACAGAGAGCGCATTGATCTGGGCCTCCAAGTCCTTAACCGCAATAGACGCTTGAAGCGCCAGGCTGCTGGACGCCTCTGCCGCTTCCGCCGAGTCTTCTGCTGCCGCCAGGTTTTTCTCGAAGTCGCTATATATGTCCAGCAGCTCATTAGCCGCAGCCAGCGCTTGGTCGGCGTACTGTTTTGCTTTGTCCGCGTCATTCGCAAACATCGCTTGAATTTGCGCAATCAGAGTGGCCGACAGCTGAGATATGTCTTCCAGCTCTTTTAGCGTCCCGTCGTCGAGCTGAATCATCCCCAGGCGCTGGCGAATTTGCTGTATAGAGAGTGAAACTCTGTCCAATTCAGAATCGAGTTTGCCTCCTGCAAAAGTGCCGTCCTGGTCAGCAGAAAACTTATAGAGCCGCTTGTATTCGGTCGGCTGGCCAGTCTGAGGTTGTGTCGTCGTCATGACGGCCTCCGTTATTCAGCAGCCACTTCACCGACTTCGGCAGCGGTAGCCTTGGTCTTTGCGCGACTCGATTTAGGCTTTGCGACTGCTTCTACGCAATTGTCTTCGATGTCGCGCGACAGGCCTGTCATTGTCTTCCCGTACATGTCCATCAGGAACTGCGTCCCGTAATTAACTTGCAAGCGGAAACGCTCTTCGGCAATGCTCTGGATGTCCAGGACACGTCCGGTGTTGTCGTTAACAACCATCACATTTTCTTCACCGTGCATTTGCTGCAAGAGCGGAATTTCCCACGGCGTAACGAACTTGGACACGACAGTGGATTGATTCGTCTTAATCTCGACTTGTACGAGTTGAGTAATCATCAATTTCTCCTTAAGAAAGGGCGGAGCCATTGCCCGCCCACTGATTTTTAAAATGGTTGACGGTTAACCCCCGCCTCCCTGGCCTCCCTGTCCTGTCTACGTAGTCGTCAACCCGAGCACTGCATGAGCGTTCATACGGTTGCAGGTGAGCAGACCGCGCCAGATGATCATCTCGTAGAGTGCTAAAACGTTGTGAGGACGCTGAGGCTGTACGGTGTCAATACCGTTGTCCTTGTAAGTCAGGTGGTTGCTGTTGATGAAATAACAGCGTTTAGACCACGGAGTAGAGGCAGTGGTTTCGATCGTGTCCAGAGTATCAAACGTCGGGTTGTAGATGATCTCGACCCCTTTGTAGTACAGCCCCGTGTGCGTTCCGGTGCCTGTCGCGATGTCGATTTTTTTCGCAGTGCCTGCCTCTGTGTTCTGAGACAGAGTAATCGCGTCAGAGTATGCGTCGATAAAATCCGCTCCGGCCATGATGAAGTCGGGCGTGCCGCCGTTGCGAATACAAGCGCGCCAAGCTTTCTGCATCTTCGTTTTCATTGTGGCTGCCGTGAGCGTAGTATCGGCGTAGTTTCGCCAGTACGTCGCAGTCGCACGGTTAATGCCGCCCACGGTTCCGGTGGTCGGAGACAGAGAAATAATACCGTCTAAGCCCGTGACTGCGTTCGTTGTTGCCGTGCCGTCACGATGAAGCGCCAGATCTAGCGACTTATCAAAGCCTTCCTTGAGGGCATAGATGTTGTCAGCAAGAAAGTTGCTGATAATTGCTTTTTCGTTTGCTGTCGTGCGAAATTCGCCTCGGCGTCCCTCATGAACATCGATACCTGCTGCCACCAACTTGTCGTGGGCCACTTTAAATGCATCGGTCGCACGCGCCCAGACCCAGGAGTTCTGTACCGTCGGGTCTCGGTCGTTAAATGTGATTGCTGTTTCGCCATAGCCGAAAGTGAAGTTCGAGCCATAGTCTTTAATGATGTTCTCGGATTCAGCCGGTCCGGGGAGCATCTGTTTCTTTTTGGATTTTAGAAATGAAAGAAACGGTCGGTTTTCTTTGATCTGATCCGTCGTTTTCTTTAGGTGATTCGTCAGTGCGTAATGCGCAATGATCGCTAAATCGGCTGTGGAAATTGCCATTTAAAGCTCCTTGAAATTGAAAAAATTTCTTTTCCTCATTCAGTGCCTCGAGCCTGGCAATACGTTTCAGTTTTTCGACGTTACCGGCGCGACTCGGTTACGAACTAGCGTCTACAAACTAATGCTCTGCGGAGCGCGACTTCCGCTACTAGCGCAAATTCCTGAATGCGTTGAATCTCGTTGCGACGGGGTGCGCGACATCCCAATACGCGGCTAATAGGCAAACAGAATCAACGCATTCAATTGTCAAGGGTTTAGTCAACCGCACGGAAAATAAATCTCATCGATTACATCCCGTTGGCACTCATAAACTCCTCAATCGAACTAGAGAGCGGTTTCTTGGCGTCAAACGAAGCGGCTCCGCGATTCACTGACCGCTGAGAAATGGGACGAGCGCGATCATTGTTCTGAGAGCGGATCGATAAGTTGTTCCACATAATTTCAATCTGAGCGGCCCACTGCTCGGGAGGTACGGTACGCGTGAACTCTGCTATGCGTTGAGGAGTGAGATGAGCCTGAATCGCTTTGACCTTGCGACCAAAATCAACCTCTTGGCTGTGCGAAAAGAAGAACTGCTGCACCTGCTGCTGAGCTTGCTTGATGGCAGCTTGAGTGCGCTGCTGTTCCAACAGGGCCTGTTGCTGAGCCTGCATTGCTCGAGCCTGCTCCTGCTGTGCGACGCGGGCGCGGATGAGCTCGTAAGCCTGCTTGCGGTCCATACCCATTTGCTCAACGGATTGTTTGATGTCGGGATACTCGTCAAGGGGATCTTTCGCAGCAACATCTTCCCCCAATTCCGAGCAAAGGTTCGCACGAATTTTGTCAATCGCCTGAATGCCGAGTCTGATTTGATCTTTGTCCCCCGACGAAACCAGGCGGCCAATCTGTAGAACCGTATTCAAAGAGTCGCCGTCAAAGCCTGCATCCCTAAACGAAGTTACGACCTGCTCGAGATTTTGTTTTGCGGCCAGCCCTTCTCTTCGTTCGGCAAAAACCCGTTGGAGGCGTTCTTTACCTCTGTCGGTTTTCGCTGTATTGATGAGGTCGGCTTCTTCCTCTTCAGGCGTTTTCGGTTTTTCCTCGGCCGGCGCCTCCTCTGATTTTTCTTCTTCTTTCTGCTTAACCTCGTCTTGCGCTTCTCCAGTTTGTTCTTGTTCCAGCTCGCCTTCTTCTGTAGTCTGATGCGGGTTTGCTTCGATTGCATCAATCTTCTCAGAAATCGCATCACTCAGAGATTTCTCTTCACCTTGATTAGACTGAGTTTCTTGGGTGCTCTGCTCGGTCGTCTGATTGTCTGCCGGAGGTGTGTTTACTGCGTTCTGGTCCTGTTGGTTTTCAAGTTCGATTTTATCCATTGCATTCTCCTTTATGGATTAGTTACTGAATAGGTTGAGCAGCTTGCGCCTGCTGCTGAGCGAGTTGTGCCTGCATTTCCTGCACGTTCGGCATGAAGTCCTTAACGTCTAAACGATCGTCAAATCGGTTAAGCGTTTCGGCAAGCATGTTTTCAATCGGCTTGTAGTCCGAGCCTTGTAAGACGGCCTGCACCACGAGCTGATAGAGCTGAATGAGCGTCGGCAGAATACGGCCCCAGTTCTCCTGCTCTTGCAGTCGGTTTGGTTTGCCTGTGGATCCGGCACGAATCTTCACGGCGATCTGCTCAAAGATGTCATCACGAGAAAGTTCAGGCCAGTCATAAGTCTTTTGCATGACAGGCATACCTGCGGAATCGATTGTCGGCTGCCCGTCGGCGTTTAAAAGAGGCTGAGCCGGTCCCATGATTCTCTCGACTGCGGGCTCAGAGAGTTCGAGAAGCAGAAGCTGACCCGCGTACTGACACATTTCTGACAAAAACTCTTCGGTCCAGTCCTGAAACATTGAAATCCTCGCGGACAAAGAGTTGTCCATGATTTGCGCTTCGGTTGCGGTTTTGGCCTTATTAATCGAGGAGCGTGCCGCGTCCTGCAATCCGACGCACTGCTCGATGTCCATGCGAATTGCAGAGGTGTCATACAGCGCTCCGTCAATCGGCGGATACTGTTTAGGAATAAAGGCCTTCTGCACTTCGGACGAGTCAAGCCCCTTCAGAATTGTGACGTTTCCAACACTTGCCGACTGGAACGACTCAATATCCTTGGACTTTATATCGTTGCCCGCAATGTAACCGGGTTGAATGAATTTGCGGTGATCGTCCAGTTTGTTACGCAGCGCGTTGTGTTCATTCTGAAGCTTTTCCGCCAGGTCCACGAGCGAGGGCGCAACAAAACATCCGTCAACTTTGTTAAACGGCAACAGGAAGAACGGATAAAAGCGTCGTCCCTGAACGGGCGGCGGGAACGGATCGCGCAGCCAATAGTTGCAGCCGTCAGCCAGCGTATAAACCATTTGCGAGCGCTTATCCCAAATTTCCCAAACACAAATCAAGTCGGAGCCCTTGAGTTTGTCGTCCTCGCTGATTGACGCCTCCTCTTTTAACGCGTCACCGGTGGCATTAAACGTTGTCGCTTGCTGAATACGTTTTTTGTAGCGGCCCTCAACTTCATCACGCTCCATAAAAATGGCCTGCGCCATCCAATTCGCGGAGCGGTAGTCGTCAAAGTTCTGTACGGACGGATCAATGAGGAGCGCATCAGTCATCACTCTATCGATAACCAAACCCTCCGAGGCCACAACCTCTGCTTGAGCCTCAAGGCCTGCCATGGTCTCTCTGAGTTCTGCCAGTTTTGCCTCGGTCGCTGATTTGCTCTGGTCGTCCTCAATCTGCACCACCAAGCTTTCGAGGCGACGGATGTTATCCTGCGTGTCGTCCAAGCGGTTTTGAATCTCAGGGTCGCGGTGAATATCCTTTTGATAAAGAACCTTGATCACGCCATAAGAGCAAATCAAAGAGGCGCGCACGACTTCGGCGCCCCAGAGTTTTAGATTCGCGTCTTCGAGCTGGCGATTAAGAACCGTTTCCAACGTCTTGCAAAAGAGCGTGGACTTAAAGCCCTCCTGCCGAGGCGTGACTTCAATATCGGGATTTCTGCTGTAGATCGTTGGAAGCAGGGTGTTAATCATGCCCAGTATCAGGTTCGCACGGTGTTTTACGTACTCTGGTGAGTCCGGCTCCTGCTCAGTATCGTAGTTCTGAACTACTTTGCGATTGTGCCGGCAGCGCTTGAAAAAAGGCTCCCAGTGACGCTTTGCTGCTGAAATCCTTCGGCTCCACTCTTTAGCCAGCGGGTCTGGCTGCGGATTGTCTTCAATCTCATCGGCTGCGGGGACTTCTGCACCGCCTTCGATTTTATCTTCGTCCATAAATAAACTCCTCATCTGGTATTTGTCTCTTGCGTTGAACGCCATAGCGTAGGGCGTCATACGCATGGTCTTCTTCTGTCGTGTCTACATCCTCGGGATTTCGTTCATCCGGGTGAAGCGCCGGTATCGTTCGAATGCAGTTTTTGCACGTCGAGAAAAATTTGAGTCGGCCGTCGGCCAGTAGGCGAATAATTTCCTGCGCCCCGTTAATTCTTGAGCCTGGCCCTTTACTCGACGGTCTCCACTTTATTCCGGCGTCGGCGAATGCTTTGCCAATAGATCGGTCCGTACCGACGTTTGAAAAAATCGCAGAGTCGGCAATCGAGAAACGATACTCATAGCCGTTTCGCTCGTCTGCCGCCTCCCGCGCTTTCATCTTGAGCGCGACTTGATCAACAGTTTCCCGCGAGCCCTCGCCGTCCTTTTCGCCTTTGCCGTAAATTTCCCGGAACACAAAAATCACGCCGTCGGGATTCATTGCAAAGTACAGCACGCAGTAAGGGGCCGAGTATCCCCAGTCCATTGAGCGCCACATCTGCCAGCCCGGCGGAATAAAGAACGGCTCCACAACGTGCTTTGAAGCATCCCAAACTCCCTCCAGAAACGAGCCCACATGAATATTCCAGTCGCCATTTAGCCAAGCCTTGCGCCTGTTAGGATCTCGAATAGACAGGATCGACGAGAGATAAGCGGGGTCGTTCTCCAGCAGCACCTTGTTTTCCCAGATCGACGACGTAATTCGCGTTCGTTTGCGATAGCTCAGGTCAATGCGCGTTCCGTCCGGGCCTATGAGAAACGGCGTATCCGGTTCAATGATTTGGCACTGCGGCACCTCTCCGATTTTGAAATATTTCTTGACCGCTTCATGACCCTTGCCGAAAGGATTACAGGTTGAGCGCACACGCTTCGGCACACCCGGATAGGAGCTGCGGCACGTTGACTGGATCGACTGATAGAACGATAAATCAGGCCAGTTAGTCAACTCCTCAAAACCAAGCCACGGATATTCGTGCCCGTGGTAGTTCCAATAGTCCTCTTCTTTGGCTCCGTATCTAAACTTCAGCTCTTCGCCTGTCTCAAACGTCCATTTGTAATCGGATTCATTGAACTTTGCGCCCGGGAATATTTGCGGAAACCATCTCTTAGACTTCTTCACCACGTCATCCAGCTGAGGATAGGTTTGACGAAACAAAGCGCCGTTCCACGCCGGTCCGTATCCCTTACCCACTTCACGGGCAAAATCCATGAGCAAAGTGTCAGTTTTGCCGCCGCCCCGGGTGCCTTCAATCAACACCTCAAAAACAGGGCAAGTGAGGAACAGTGTTTGCGAGCCGGGAAACGGCTTCCAAACTATCTTCGGATCAGCCTGCATACTTCTTTTTGTTCTTCTCTTGTTCGGCAATGACTGCAGCG